AGGTACTCTTCATTGCTCACAAATTCTGTGCTCAAGACTCCTCCTTAGATTGCGACCCCTGCTGGCCGAGGGCAGAAATCCCGCCCACCAGAGGAGTCGTTGTGCACATTATTGATGCTGTATATCGGTGCTTGTCACGGGGATCAGCCGCGGTCGCTACCGACGCTTCCCCACCGTTCTAGACCAGCGGTTCCACCTCGTACGACGTGCAAGGTAATCCACCCATTACGCCGTCACTGACCGGGGCATCAAAATCTCCCTGACACAAACTCTTAAACATCTCGTCATTCTGTTGCGCAATCTCGACCGTCTTACGCAGGCTGTCATTTGCTGTTCTCAGGGCACGAACAACCGTTCTCAAAATTCTGTTTTGGTTACGAACCTTCGAAACCTCTTGTTGCAGGATGTCGTTACTTTCCGTAAGCCCTGCAATTGCCAAATCCTTATCCTCCATAACTCCTCCTATTTGTGAATCAAAATATGGTTGAAGTGCACGATTAGACCTATGCCCGTCAACTGAATAAACACGGAGACTACTGCTGCAATGGTACGAATTAATGCCCAGCATGATTCCCATTTTGTAAGCATATCCCCTCCGTCAGATACCTCTTGTACTCATCGGCTGACATTAAATCAGTGGGATCAATTGTTCGCATCCCATGAACCTTCAACAATTCTTCTGGTGTAAACTCCGCCGAAAGAATGATGTCCTTCACAGTCTCAGGAAAAGGGTCTCTATAAACCCTCCTGACCCATTTAAGCCTGCTGCTATGATAACCAGCGATTCCCTTCTCAAAAACCTTATTGGCAACCCACCCATCCTCCGATGGTCGATCTACTGTTGCTGAAACTACTGCGTCTATTGCCTTACACCCAAGCCAATATCCTGCGCCGCCGTGCATGTATCCGTATGGATATTGTTCAGACTTTCGGTCTATGTACATACCGACGTACTGATGGTTCTCAAAACCTGCTTTCAGAAGTCTTTCAGGAGAGAGATAAACATCATCATCGCATTTAAAAACCTCTGTAAATCCGTGCTCTTTTGCCCACTGCATTACCGCCTGAACCTTGTAAGGCAATCCAACATAGGTATCAGGCACATCTAAAAACACTTCATCAGGTAGTGGAGCCCGTTTTGACCCACTCCCATAGAAGAACTTTATAGGGTACTTCGGGTCGGCCCATGTAACCCTTTGCGCGGCTGTTGCCATCATGTTTTTATGACAGGAGATTACCGCAATCAAGGGTCTCATATCCCTCCATGTCGTTCTAGGTATTCCGCCGCCAATTCTCCTTGAAAGAATCGAGGGGGCGCTCAAGGCACCCCCTCTCACTCCCAAGTTATTGATTTTACGCCACTACGCTTACGATCACTTGGGCAAAGATCATCATAACAGGATTGCCGCTAGCCTGTGATGGCTCTGCGTCTAGAGCAGATGCCTCAAAGTTGAACGTAGGATACTGCACTTCAACAATGCATTGTCCGAGGTTATGAGCAGTAATCGTAACGGTCGCGCCGCTCGAAGATGCCGAAGCGATTGCGCCGCTGTACGATGTTGCAGGAGCCCCTGTCGAACTAAACGGACTTGGGCTGTATCCAGTAAAGCTAGGATATCCATACGACTTTACGACAAAGTCATTAACCGTAGTCGGCGTATATGCATAGCCTAGAACGTCCACGAGAGACGCTGTGACAGACGCTGTGTTAGACAACTGTACGCCATTCACGAGCTTGCTTGTAAGACTCAGTGTTAGTGCGTACTGTGCCACCTGCAATGCATCGTTGTTGCTTCCATAAGCGACCGCGCCGTAACCTTGCCCGTTTAGCGCAGGAACAGTTTGTCCGAGCGGATATGGGGTTGCTTCGGTTGCGATGGTGAGGCCGCCACCCGCACAGTTGGTCAGGTTCGTAGATGCTAGATGCACGATTGCTGCGACACCGAGACCATCAGTGGGATTGTGTTGTGGATTGGGATTTGCCATATTATTCCTTTTCTGGCTCGATTGAGCCTAACTTTCTAGCCAGCGTATAGATTCTCTCTAACCGCTGCTCAACTACTCGAAAGGGAACAATCCCACCATTAGCACGTGACATATTTCTTTCCATCCAGTTTAGTAGGCTGAACTTTGACTTACTAGCCTGACAAGAAAGTTTGGCACTTTCATGGTGTGAACTGCAACAGGGTACCAGATTGCCCGGAACATGACCTATAGATGAATCTATTCGGTCAAGACCCCATATCTTGTCCTGTGTCGGGTATCTCCCGCAATAGGCACATGGTCTAGGTTTTCCGTCCATCAGGTAATAATGTATCGCTTGTATCGGGCTTGTAAACCCGAACATGCGACCTTCCTGTTTATCTGTCCAACGCATTCCAAGGTATCGTTTCCGAATACACTTATAATATCCATTAGACATCTGTTTGGCACGCCCTGTAAATTCAAAACCCGGACGTACATAACCAACCAGTTTTCCCTCTTTTCGCCACTCAACGGCCCAGTCCTCTATCGTCCTAGCAGGTATCCCTGCACGGTCAGATATTTCCTTTTGGCTACGGTGTTGACGCAATAACTCAAGCACTAACTGTCTTATCTCCTCCGTGTGTGCTTTCATATTCTCTCCTTTCATTAGAGAATGTGAAAACAGGGAAGTGATGAAAGCACTTCCCTATCTTCATTACAACTTACTATCGACTTACACCACCGATTAGCTGATGGCCGATGCCGCATCAATTTCACGAATGCGGATCGTGGTATCCGGGCCAAGACTCGTAGTAAAATGTATACGATAAGATGTCCAGCCAGGTATCAACCCTTCGGGGTCTGCAACAGTCGGCTCTGCGTTCTGCACGATGTTGCACTTGATGTTGCGCCACTCACCATCACCGTAACCTGTGTCGCCCTGTGCTCCAAGGTTGATGGCGAAGATACCATCGCGCCCGAAGATGTAGGTGCGGAGACCGTACAGGTTCGTAACTCCACCGTAGTTGGTGGTCTTAGTGACTAGAGGAGACTGGAAGAAATGAACGCCCGTGGACGGGATTTCAATAACTTCAGTCAGATCGACACTGACAAGCTCTTCCATGCGGGCGAGACCCACAGGGGTGTGCTTCAGGATGTCGATAGGCGCATCGTTCGAGTTATCAGCCACAACGTCGCCAAGGGCGAACGGATGGATGACGCCGACGAAGGACTTAGATGCTTCGTCGAACGGACGAATCGAACGGCCAGCCATAGACTGGACGGCATTACGAATCTGTGACAGGGACAGAGCGGTGAAGCTCGTAGTAGTGGTCGCAGCCAATTCGACCAACACGCTGGCGTCGATGCTAGATGCACCGTCAGCGGTTGCGCGAACTAGAGCGCTCAAAGACTCGCCAAGGCGATACGACATTTCCTTCGCAACGTTCTCGACGGTCTGGTCAATTGCGGTAGCAAGAGACAGGGACGAGAAGTTTGCGTAATCTGCGTCAAATTTGTTTAGGGCACCTGTATCACCACAGGGCCGCTCTGCACGTCACCGTGCAGTTCAGACTCTATCTTTACCATGCAAAAATATGGATGCTTGACGTATTAGTCGTTGGGGATATCACCTGAATTAAGAGCCATACATGCTACATGAAGCTCTGCTCGTCTTGAGGGATTTTCTTGCCCTCGCATACGAACCCACTCCAAAGCAATTAACGCCTGCTCTCTTTTGATAATATGATAAGGAAGTGTTCCGAGAAGAACTATTTCCATCTTCTCATAGCCACCAGTGACAAACCATTCAAAACACGGTTTAACACTGAGTTTGCCTTTTTGCTTAGGTCTAAACTCTCCCCCAAAATATCTAACCAACCACCGCATAAGTTTCATGGATGTATTGGCTACTGACATTTTGAGATCGTAGCCGTAATAATCTTTGCCCGTGCTGGTTTTTAAAGTCGTTCGTGAAATTCCAATACAACCTTCGGCGTCAACTGCCATAGCCAGACGTGCCCACTTCGTTTTATCATTCGTCATCTCAGGTCTTTCCTCCGTCTCTACTGTATTTATTATACAGTCTTTGACGGATATAGTCAAGTTTAAACAGTGAGCTACAAATTAACTCACCGATAGTAGCAGTCGTGTTCAGGACGTTAACGCTAAGAGACGAAGTCACAGTTCCTTCAGTCGTCTGATTGGTGTTAGCGGCAAGAGGCACATACATGAACCAAACAAAATGTGCTCGACTTCTACTTACGAGACATTCATGTTAAAAAATCTCGTATTGGTTACCGCTCTTCATAGGCAGATCAAGACGCTCTGCGCATGCGACGAACGGGGTTTGTGCCTTCAGGTTCTCACGGAACTTTTTGTCATAATATTTCACCGTGGATTGAGGCAAGTTTGATTGCTGGTTGCCAGCAGGAGAGAAAGACATAGTCTATCCTAATTTAGACATTGACATTAGCACGTCTAGTGGCTGCTTGTTTTTCAAGATCATCCACTAACTTTCTAAAGGCCGGGTCTTTAAGTTTTTTCCTATAGACCTCGGACGGCATATCATCAATATCAGACAATGTAATGTTGGCCGTCACACCAGATGAACTGATGGAGTCTGAAGCATTGCTGCTATTCAGACCTGACGGTACTTTTACTTGGCGCTTTGCTTGCGGCTGCTCTGCGGGAGTAATCCGACTCTCGGGAACGGCTGGGGCCTGCGGTATCTTTGGCTCCGTACTCTCTGCGGGCGAGGGCGCGAGTACCACTGGGGGCACTGGCGGTACCTCGGGCGCGGGAGTTACCTCACGCACGATAGGGTTGTCGAGAAGCAATCCAGCTTCCTTCAACGTTGAAAAGGCTAGATTGAAGTTCGTGACAGTTGGGGCTAGCCCTTTCTTTACCATCCAATCTGTCAGTATTTGCTTGTTTTCAGCACATGGACAAAATTCCGTGCACTGTTTTTCAAAAAGGTCATAATATGATTTAGCCTGCATCTGCGCCAATGTGAGCTGCTGTGTGTTAATCATTTTGCGCAGTTCATCAGGCGAAGCACCAATATTGGCCTTAAACAGTTCATTGATCGCTTCGACGGCCTTTGCAGGATCATTCAAATCCTGTGAGAGATTGAACCGCTCCTCGGCGGACAACTCACGCGGCGTAAGTTCCACAAAAGATTCAAAGCGCAATGCCTCATCAGGAACCTTAACATCGTCGGTAATGCCCAATGTCTGCTTGCGAGTGACTTCTCGCAATTTGCGAACAAGCTCAATATTCTGGTCTCTGAGTTTGTCTGGCAACTCATCAGGCGTATGGTACTTAATGACTTGTTTGCCGCCCAACGCACGGCCTAACGTATCAGTCGGCTGATACTCATATCGAAGTTCAGGCAACTCGACCGCGGGCTCGGGCGCAGGTTCTGCAGCGGGCTCAACAACGGGCTCGACAGCAGGAACCACCTCAACTAACTTCGGATCACTAGGATCATCTAGCGTCGGATCACTAGGATCATCTAGCGTGCGATCCACAGGCGCGGGCACGGGCACCTCAGGTACCGCATGTCTAGCACGGACTGGTTTATTCATTGGCATACTCTCCTCCTAATTATTTATTTATTTATTTATTGAAACTCTGGTGAAACGTTCGGCAACTCTGGATTCTCGGGAGTACCAAGTTTAGCAGCATTGTAATGCGCAAGTTGGAACTCCTCCACAATCTTCTGTATCAGTCCCGTATAGAGCTGGGCAGCGGCCTTTGCAACACAATGCTTGGCAAGAACAACCGCAGGCTGGTCGACTGGCGTGTTTGTAAGCGCCGTATTAAAGTCCTTAACAACCTGAACCATCAGCAACTGCATAATATCCCATCCCTCTTGCTGGATGTATGCGGACAAAACCTGCTTCTGTCGGGCATCAAGCCGTATATCGACTTCCATAACGTTCGCCATCTCAAGTGATTTCACTGGATCAAGCATTTTCTCCCCCTGTATTTAGTAGAACGGGCTTCGACCGGGGTCGTTTCATCCCACGCTTCGAGGCCCGTTCTAACTTACACAACCTCAGGCTGTTGGCCCTCAAGCCCCTGAGGGCTCGGAGTGCCTTCAACCGCTTCACTCATTCCGCTCGCCCTTGCGGCTTCACGAATGATGTCGCGCTTAATTCGGTTGTCCGATTCTTGGTCGGCCAGTTCCGACTTCTGTTGGAACTTAGTCTGGGCGTCTTGCTGCTTACCCTGCATCTGCATCTGCATCTGTGCGGCCTTCGAGTTGTCAGCACGTTTCTTCTTCATAGCTTCTGTCAGCGGCTTAATGATGTCCTGACCATTCTTCCATTCGGACGCTTCCATCCACATAGAAATGATTGGTTTGAAGTCAATATATTCCTCGTTGATGTCCGCCAGACTTTCTTGTATCTGTGGGTTGTCCAGAATCTGGGTCAACATTACCATTGATTGAGCCATCGTACGTTTGGCTGACAAACTAGAACCTGCAAGAACCTCGTACTCAATTTGAGCATCGTGGAACTCTTGCATGTTAATGTGCTTCGTATACGCTTCCCCCCGCTCTTTTCCAAGAACGGCAAGTATGGCTGAATCTGACATTATGTTGAAAATCAACATGTCAAGGATGTTGAGGAACGGTTTGAACACCTGTTCGATAAAGTTGTCTAGCGGGCCATCAAGACGGGTTGCACTCGCACCTGCGAGGATGTTTGCACCGCCAGCCGTACGGCCCATAGAACTACGCGGGCCAGCCGTAGAGCCCTGTACCAACATCTGGTCTGCACCCGACGAAGACTCTGTTGCTTGCTCTGATTCTTTTAGTGCGCTCCAAACATCTGGCGGGACTGTCGGAGTTTCCATTAGACGATATGCATGCTCAGTATCTTGTACGGTAAGAATCTTACCAATGCTCGACCGAATCATTTGTGTTGGAGCATTGTCGTCTCGACCGCGGAGATACAGCGGATTTACGCCGAACGAAAGTATTTTCAGAATGGCGTTAATGGTACCTTGGTCAACACGTTGGTTTTGACCAACAATTAGACCCAGACCCATACCATAAAATGACTTTGCGCGATTCCACCAGTTGGCGGAAAGAAACGGTATCTGGTTAAATTCGTTCTTGCCAGAAAAAATCACAGTCTTTTGATTAAGAACCAAAATCTTTCGATCTTTATCCCAATACTCCATTATCTCAAGTTTACGCCGCAGCGGATCAGGACTTACCTTGATGTTAATCTTTTGCGCGTGATGAACTACACCCTCGACATAAGACGCCTGCTCTGTCTCAAGCAGTTGGGCTTGTTGTGTTCCTGTGGCCCAAAAACTCTTCAAGTCTTCCTCAGACGGAAACCGCCAACCCTTAACCGCTTCTCCATCCTCACCATCCTCTAACGCTTGTACGATAGATTTGCGAAGTTCGTTCAATTGATAGAAGTCCATATACCGAACGTCTATAACCCATGACGCCTTACGAATATCTGAAACGCTTAACTGTGGGTCAATAAGAACCTTGTCAAGCGGACGAAATTCAAACACAGGCAGCGGAATAATCTTCTCACGAACCTTGACATTAGGCGGTGCATCGGTAACGACTGAGTCAGCTTGTAGCCCGTCGCCACCCTCAATTTTAACAGCAGAGGCTTTTCTAGTATAGTACTTCACTGTCTTCCAGTCATAGCCCCACTTCCAAATTCCTGTGCCTAAATGCGCCATTTGCTCCAAACCCCACTTGGTTTGGTTTTTGAATTCACAATCCCGCAAAATATACGAAAGCAACGTAGTCTTTGCATCTGTAATCTCTTGCGATGTTCCTGAGGCGGGCCGAAGAATCATAGGAGGATCATCATAAAAAAGACCCTTATAAAGTTGTGGAACAACCGCATTACAGACCTTTGCAACAGTGAAACGCTGGACGTTCGGCTCCAGAACATAGGTGTTTTCGTACACTGTCATTGGGCGCGGCGATTGATACAAAAGGTCTGCATCACGCCACAGTAATGTCCATTGTTTGTTCGAAATGAATGCCTTCGCAGCTATGGCAGATTGTACAACAAGTGCAAGGTCACCTCCGACCGTAAGGATGTCGCCCGATGCATCAAAGTCTTCGTTAGTCAGTTCCCTGTTGGGGTTTCCCTCGGCATTTTGCAACTGTTCAATTCCGATTTTTTCTATCTTTGCGGGCCCGTTTTCGACCGTATCAACTGTGTCTGCCATATCTCTCCGTTAAAAACAGTCCGCCAAAGGGTCGGATGTTGTTGGATCGTGTGCATCCTCTCTGACAGCATTAATCGCTTCATAGAGGCTCATATCAGGATTTTCCTGAACCATCTGTTGGGCGTTAAATTTTGCATAAGCACCCAGCCCGTAAATCTGTTCATACTTCGCTCTGCCCATCGGGTCAGGACAGTACGTATCCTTTTGCGCGGTAATCCTTGCTTCCATTTCCGCGTAGGACGAAAACTGATTTACGAGTATAGCAAGTGCGTCAACGATGTCATCATGAGTCGCCGCCGCGGTACCAAACTTTGAAAGTTCGTCGTAAAGTTCTTCCAGCGAGGAGCATGTATTAACAAAGAGAAGGCGCTCATCCCCGAGGTACCTGAGAACTGGTTTTGCTTTCATCATTTTTGAGTTGGCTTTATTGCCCACACCTAAAGAGATAAACTCAATACTAGCCCGCACCTTCAACTTGTCCATCTCACGATAAATTTCTTTGCCAAGCCACCTCACGCCGACAGACTCTTCAATACAAACCCGCTTCGGCTTCCACTTCAATACAGTCGCAGCAATAATCGCGGGCAGTTCGTATTCATTATACCTGCCGCGGCTCATGTCTATTACGTAGAATCGCCCGCCATAAATGAGTGCCGTAATGATAACCGTAAAATCCGCCCAACTCTTTACCGAATAGGCTGTGTCAACAGTTGTGACGATCATCCCCGTTCCGGGCATTAGATTCGCCTGTATCGTACGCCGTACAAGAAGTTCCCGAGGGAACTTAATGATATGCAACTGTGTCGGATCGTTGAGATACTTGATTGCAAAATACTCATCCGTCTTTTTCTTGGTGCGAAGAAACTGATAAGTCAGTGCGTGAGGATTGTTTTCCTCATTGAACCAGAGGCCGTAGTCAGATTCGACCATTTCCTCTTCAATCTTTCCTGCCTTAACAGCCGCCTCGTTTGCCCACCAAGCAGCACGTACGTATATCTTCATCGGGAAGTCTTCGCCCTCTTCGGCATACTTCTTCGAGTTCCTGATATCCTGTCCGTACGTATCTTCTGAATCGTACCAAGTCCCGATCTTGTCGTAGAACCCGTAGGGATGCAGCATGGCTTGGTTAATGCTGACCTGCTTGTTGACCTTCTTCAGTCGATCAATCGTCAAACTGTTTTCGTTCGTAACAACGTCATCCAACTTCATGATACAGACGTGCCAACCAGCAAGGTTCTGTTCGATTGATGCCGCGAATACCGTGCACTCTTTCTCCAACTGGGTAACCGCGGGCGTCTGATACTCGTAACCCCTGCCATCGCTGGGCGGCACACAGTGTTCAGGAAAAACAATCTGGAAGATACTAGGATCACCGTCCCGCATCGTCCGCGCCTTCAAGGCTTTCTTGATGGCGAAGAGATTAAGGTATGAATCATCCGCATCTTCTAATGTAAAGTGACCTTTGATCTCACCAACGAAGTCTTCGGCAAGGTCTAAAACGCCTGTAAGGATTAGAATCGTCACTTCAGGAAAACAACATATCCACTGAACGCAATCCGACATGTCCATCGTACTTTTGAAACCGCCGCGAGGAACAAGTAGAAGACGTTCCTTCTTGTCAATGTAATGCGCTGAAAACATCTTGAAATTCGGCAACGTCGGGTCTTTCTGGGCAAAAAATGCATTGCAAACGTGCTCATGCGTGTTGTATACTTTGCCGTCAGTCCAGACATACTCCTTGTCTGACATGGCGTCGTACCCGAGAAGCTTACACAGGAAGAACAAATTGGTCTGTGCCATAAATCGCACGCGCATCATTAGCCGCGGGTTATCATGTGGCATACCATACTTATCACCAACATTAAGAACCTTCAACTG